ATAAAAAATCGTGTAGAAATACTTAGCCAAATTGTACCTTTTGTAGGACAATATTTTTCTAAAGAATACGTAATGAAAAAAATATTAAGATATAATAAAGAAGAAATAGAAAATATAGAATCACAACTGCAGGGTGAAGGACAAACTACCAGTCCTGAAGTCCAACAATAGGAGTAATTATGAATACTGATGCAGTAGAACAAGAAGATGAAATAGAAAATGAAAATTTAGAAGATAGTAATAACGAAATAGACGTAATGGTCAATCATATCATTCAAGGCGATAATATTGAAGCACAAAATATTTTTGGACAATTAATGTCAAGAAAAGTATCTGATGCTTTGGATATAAACAAATACGATATTTCTCAACGATTGTTTTCAAAAGAAGAATAATGAAAATATTTAAAGAAGTTAGAGAAAATTTTTTATTAGAAGTATTAAAATCTTCTGATCCGACTAGTAAATATATTAGTGACTTTGTACATAGTGATAATCCCAAGTTTAAGGGAAAAAGTAAAAAAGAACGTATAAGAATGGCTCTTGGTGCAAAATATGCTACTATGAAAAAGGAAAATAATGAATTATTTATAAAAGATTTGCCAACTAACGATGTGGTAGAAGATGTATATAGTGACAGAGCTAAACGAGCAATAAAATACAAAGAACTTGATCATGAATTAAGACATGAAGTTGATCGACCTAGTTATCGTGCCCCTCAAATAAAAGAACCACATTCTGTACATATTAATGGTAAAAAATGGAAGACATTTGATACTAAAAATCATGCACAAAATGTAGCAAATAAAATTAAAGGTGCCACAGTTCATAAAGAAAAAAGTATGTCAGAGGAATTAGTCATAAAGAATAATTTACACTATTGCGCTAAACATGTATATTCAGATATTTTTGGTGAAGGAATAGTAATAGAAGGTGAGCATGCTGAACCTAATGAATCTGGTAATATAGAATGGTATACTGTCAAATTTGATCATGGTAACGAGATTATATTTACTGAAGATTTAGATATATTGATTGCAGAATACCACAAAAACCATAAAAAGAAAAATAACAAAACTAATACTAAAGAAACATTATACCCTAATCAAAAAAAATTAGATGTTGCTTATCCCAAGGGTAAACTTACAGCAGATGATTTTGCTAAATTGAGAGCTATGAGAAAAAGGAAATAAAAATGCCTGTTACAATAACTATACTTAAAAAGGTAAGACAACAAGCAATAGTAAAATTTATTGGTGACGGCACCAATACACTTGATATAAAGGATTTATCTTTAGCTGATGAAACATTTACTAATTATACTGGTGGTGCTAATGTAACTATAAATTCTGCTCTATGGACATCTTCTGATCAAAATAATCCTATTTTAATAAAAAGACCAGCATCAGGTGCCAATGTAATGATTTTACACGGTAATGATAATTGGTCTCTATCACAAATGATTGGTTTTGTTGATACACAAAATAGTACTTCTAATATATCTGTAACTTTACCTGGTGTCGGTAGTACATTATATTTGGGACTTACTAAGAATAATGGATTTATAGAGCCCAATCAACAATTACTAACACAGGTAACATGATGAAATTAATTAAAGAAATTAATTCTGATTTAGAATATATTACTGAAGCTACCGAAGATGGTGGCAAGAACATGTTCATTAGTGGAATTTTTATGCAGTCTGAAACTAAAAATAAAAATGGTAGAATGTATGGTAAACCTATTCTTGAAAAAGAATTAATTAGATATAAACAATTGATAGATGAAAAAAGATCATTAGGTGAACTTGGTCATCCCCCCAATCCTTCCATTAATTTAAATCAAGTTTCTCATCTCATAACAGAACTATCTTGGAATAATAATGATGTAATGGGCAAGGCAAAAATTCTTAATACTCCTATGGGGAAAATTGCCAGAAATTTTATAGAAGAAGGAGTTCGTCTAGGTGTATCATCTAGGGGCTTAGGTTCATTAAAGGAAAGAAATGGTATAAATGAAGTTCAAGATGATTTTCATCTTATAACTGTAGATATAGTTGCAGATCCCTCAGCACCTGATGCATTTGTACAGGGCATAATGGAAAATGTAGAATGGATATTAGAAAACGGTATTTGGAAAACTGTTGAGATAGAACAGACACAAAAATTTATACGTAGTAAAACAAGTAAAGAACTAGATGAAGCAAAATTAATGGTTTTTGAAAAATTACTACATTCTATCAAGTAATCAAATTATATAAATAAATATAAAGTTTTAGAAAAAAACAAGGAGAAAAGGATGTCAGTAGACTCAAAAATTAAAGATTTGCTGGGGCGAGTAAAGGCTCAGGCAACTGACGCCGAGTCTCTATCAGAAGAAAATATGCAGCCTATGGGATCAACTTCCGTGACAAAGGATACAAGTGTTAAATCTGCTAACACCGGTGATGCTACAAGTCCTATGCAAGGCTCGTCTCAAAAGGCAAGTTTTGAAACTAGAGACGAAAATGAAGAAAATCAAGGAGCTAAAGTTTCATCCTCGATAAAGAAAAACAATCTTCAGGCTAAGGGTGTTGGTACTGCTACTAATTTTATGACTGTTGGAGATACTTCTATGGCAGTTAATCAACCAAATAGTGCCGGAAATGTACAAAAGGAAAATACTGAGGTTATCCCTTCTCTTAAAGAACAAATTGTTTCCATTTTTGGAGAAGATGTTTCAGAAAGTTTTGTTGATAAAGCAACTTCAATATTTGAAGCTGCTATTATAGCTAGGGTTAATTCTGAATTAGAAAAAATTGTAGAAGAATTAGAAGAACAAAATTTAAAAGAACTTGCCGAAGCTAAAGAACAGCTGGTAAATAAGATTGATTCATTTCTTAATTATGTAGTAGAGCAGTGGATGGCTGATAATGAGTTGGCAATTGAAAATGGTCTTCGTACAGAAATTGCTGAGGACTTTATAAGCGGATTAAAAACTCTATTTCAAGAACATTATATTGAAGTACCTGAAGAAAAATATAATATTATAGATAATTTACAAACCAAAACTCAAGACCTTGAAGAAAAATTAAATGAAACTCTTGAGAATAATATGAAAATGCGTAAAGAACTTGAAGGAATGAAAAGACAATCCGTATTGGAAAATGCAACTAAGGACTTAGCTGATACTGAATCGGAGAGATTATTTAAATTGCTTGAGGGCGTAGATTTTGAAAATGAAAATTTATTTTCAGAAAAGGTGGCGGTTATTAAGGAAAATTATTTTCCAAAAATTAAAAATATGATCACTACCGAAAATATATTGCCCGAAGATGATTCGGATTCTACTGCGGACATGCTTGTTGAAGATAGCTCAGTATCAAAATATGCTAAAGCGCTATCAAGAACAATCAGAAAAAAACAATAATAAGGAGTTAATTTAAATGTTTTTATCAGAACACCTTCAAAAGAAATGGAAGGCTATTCTTGAACACCCTGATCTTCCTGAAATCAAAGATAACTACAAGAAAGCCGTTACATCAGTACTTTTAGAAAATCAGGAAAGGGCATTGCGTGAGGAACGTATGTCCCTTTTTGAAGGCCCTGCCGCTAATAATATTCAATCCACAGGTGGAATTGATACTTATGATCCTATTCTAATTGGCCTAGTCCGTAGATCAATGCCTAATTTAATGGCATATGATATATGCGGTGTTCAGCCAATGACTGGCCCCACTGGACTTATTTTTGCAATGCGTGCTCACGTTGGATCAGGTCGTTCCAACACTGATCCTTCACTTGAAGCCCTATTTAATGAAGCCAATACTATGGTTTCAGGTGCCAACAGTCCTGCTCATGTAGGTTCCAACCCTGTATCTGGTACTTATACAACAGCAGGTGGAATGACGACTGCTACTGCAGAACAACTTGGTACTTCTGGTAATGCTGCATTTAATGAAATGTCCTTTAGTATTGATAAGACAACAGTAACTGCTAAATCCAGAGCATTAAAGGCAGAATACACTGTTGAATTAGCACAAGATTTAAAGGCGATCCATGGTCTTGATGCTGAAGCAGAGCTTTCAAATATTCTTTCGCAGGAATTTATGTTTGAAATTAATCGTGAAATTGTTCGTTTAATTTATACTGTTGCCAAAGCAGGATCTCCAGCAACAGCAACAGCAGGTACTTTTGATCTTGATGTTGATTCAAATGGACGTTGGTCAGTTGAACGTTTTAAAGGACTATTATTTAACATAGAGCGTGATGCAAATCATATTGCACAAGATACTCGTAGAGGTAAAGGTAATCTAATTGTTTGTTCAGCTGATGTAGCTTCTGCGTTGGCAATGGCAGGTGTATTGGATTATGCCCCAGCATTATCTACAAGTCTTAATGTAGATGATACAGGTAACACCTTTGCAGGTGTTCTCAATGGTCGCTATCGTGTATATGTTGATCCTTATTCTGCTAATTTAGGTGCATCCAGCCAATTTTATGTTGTGGGATATAAGGGCACCTCGCCTTATGATGCAGGTATTTTCTATTGCCCATATGTTCCTCTTCAAATGGTTCGTGCAGTAGATCCTAATAGTTTTCAACCAAAAATTGGTTTTAAGACACGTTATGGTCTGATTGCTAATCCTTATGTTACACAGGCAAATGGTACTGTCGATGCAGATACTTTTACAGCAAGTAGAAATCAATATTATCGTAAGACACAAATTCTGAATCTCTTTTGATTGAGCCGACGTAGATCGGACTTAGGGGGAATAAAATTCCCCCTTTTTTTATAAATAAGGTTGAGGAGTTCATATGGCATATACACCTAATATATCTCTAGTAGTTAATTCCTATGTAGCATCTTTACCTACTACTTATAACTACCTAAGACCTAATGGTTTTAGATTTGTGATTAAAGAGATGCCTCAGGTTGCCTACACTTGTCAATCAGCAAATATTCCCGCATTACAACTAGGTAATGCTGTTATGCCCACTCCTTTTGTTGACATTCCCATTATAGGTGATAAAATAAATTTTGGTGATTTTACAATTAGATTTCTTATACAAGAAGATATGTCAAATTATATTGAATTATCAGGCTGGATTATAGCTTTAGGTTTTCCTAAGGAACATAGTCAATTTTCTTCTTTTATTCAAAAGAGAGAAAATAGATTTCCCTATAATATAGGCGGAAACAGAACAGATGCATTGGCATACTCAGATGCGACTTTATCTATTTTAGACTCGACAAACACACCTAAAACTGATATCATATTTTATGATTTATTTCCTATATCATTAGAAGCACTAGATTATGACGTAACCACAACAGATGTACCTTACATGGTTGGAATTGCATCATTTAAATATAAGTACTTTGATATAATACCATTATAATAGAGGTTTTTATGACAGAAATTATTCCTACTTTTGATAATACCGTGGCTTTAGAAGAAGCAAAGGCACCCGAAAATAATGAAGGTAAAATTACTATTAACGTTGATGAGCTTCGTAAAAATAAATTTTTCATTGCCACTCCCTGTTATGGTGGTCAACTTACCGAACCTTATTTTCGTTCTGTAATTAAATTAATGACCTTTTTTAATCAACATAAAGTGCCTTTGGCATTTGGAACTATTGCTAATGAGTCATTAGTAACAAGAGCTAGAAATGTTCTTCTTGCATATTTTCTTGCATCAGATTATTCTCATTTGATGTTTATTGATGCAGATATAGAATTTCAGGTAGAGGATATGTTAAAATTATATGCACATAATCGAGATGTATGTGTTGGAGCTTATCCCAAAAAGGGTGTAAATTGGGAACGTGTTCGAGACAATATTTTAAAAGATCCAGAAAAAACTAAGGAAAGTGGTAATATTGCTGCTATGGGTGCTGATTATGCAGTTAATTTTAAATTTTTAAATAAAGAAGAAAGAACTATAGCAATAGATAGAGGTGTGGTTAAATTACATGATGCAGGTACTGGGTTTATG